GGCAAGGAATAGCTTGAATTAGTTCCAATCTCGTTAGCGCCATCACCAGCAACCAAATAAATCTCTTCCTCTTTAAATACGACCAAAGTGTCATCTAAAAAGGCAATCGCCGTAATGGGCGCATTTGTTGAGTTAATTGTTATGAAATTAAATGGAGTAAACTCCACTGGGGCTCCGTCAGTAATAGTCTTAGAGTAATAAACGGCTGTTGGGTTATCTTTTGTGACAGCGTAAACTCTAGCCTTGTAGTTAGTAAGAGCAACTACCGACCCCAAGCCAATATTTTCTTGAATATTTCCATCGGTATAGAGCACCTCGTTAAAGGCAATAGCAGAATCGCTAAATCTATCAATAAACCAAACTCGCCCAAGCCTTGCATCAAACCAAGACTTATCTTGGTTAAGGCTGCCTATCTTGTAAAACGTAGTGCCATTGGCTTTCGTTCGATAAAACTCAACCTTAACGCTTTTGGGATTTTTGGCGGTTAATTGGTTGAGGTACAGAAGAAGAGACACTGTGCCAGTTGACGCTGGTGTAATTGGCGGCGTAAACACTGGGGCTGACCTGTGCGTTTTACCATTAAAGTCAGTGTAAGTGTAAATTGCAGCATATCGTAAACTTGCAGCTGGCACTGCTCCAGATCCTCCGATTGATGCAGTTATTGCGGTTTTGTTAGTGATTGCAGGCGGCACAATATAAGGCGAGGTTGATTGACCCTCGTTAAACACATTGTAAGCAGACGGATTAAGTACTGTGTTGTCATAAATTGCCGTTTGTACTCGGGCTAAGATTTCATCCTTGTTCATGGCAAGGCTTATTGGAACATTAATGTTAGTCCATGAACCAGTAGGCGGCACATAACCAGATAATTCATCGTAAATGTAAACCCTATAAGTTGTTGAAGATATTGTAAAACTAAAGAAAGACGGCGCGTTTTCAAAGTAAGACCCATGCAGCCCACAATACAAAGCCTCTGTTCCCCCAAACGTGTCAATGGTTATTCTTCTGGGTGGTCCAGTAAAAGTGTAGTTCACATCAAGAAAGTCAGGTGCAACATGAAAGTTATTTTCAGTAATTTCTGCACCGTCAAACTCTGCTAGATATCCGCCCGATAAAAACAAGGAATCAGAAGCCCTAACTTTATTCTGACCACGCTGCTTTTGTAAATCAATCTGATGATACGTAACAGATGTCAAAAATAGATCAATGTCAGTGCGAAGAATTCCAGAGGAATCTCGTGCGGCATTTCTAGTTTCATTTGCTGATGGGTAAAACAATGATCCGCCCGAAAGCTGAAGGTCTGCAAGACTCTTTTGTCCACGACGTCCGATTGTCTTTTGATAGGCAACTTTAGCAAGTACATGAAGGTTCGGTGCCGATTGTGTCGCTCTATAAAGATCAACCACAACCTCGCAGTTTTGTGTTGGCATCGGTACACCCAAAGCCACAAATACTGTGTTCGCCTCAGGGTATGCCACTGCTTTAGACAAAAGCGTATATCCAAAATATCTAGGCTCTGCATTCTGCAAAACAGTCCCTGAACCAGTAACAATACAGTCAAAAATTGTGTTGTACTCAATTCTTCCGACCTTTTGAGCATACTTTTCTGCGAAGTCTTGCATTAGAAACCTGACGTTAGTCGTTCCAGGAATTGTAAAGGCCGTAATGTTGTAAAGAAGATTCTCTCGATCAAATGCTTCTAAGAAATAATGTGACAAACTAGTTCTAACTGGTGTTACTGCTAGCACAGCAATCCACGAACTTGCGCCAATATCATAAACTGCTACTGCATAATTTATTTGCCATGTTGGTCTTATTCCACCTTGGTTTAGAAACGAATAAGCAATAAAAATCCTATTAGTGTTAATAGCAGAGTCAAAATAAAGACAAGATCCTGTTTTAAATCTTGGAGCTGTAAGGTTCGCAGTTCCTAGAGTCGAATCAAGCGTCAGGGTATTATCAAGAGCAAAAAGGTCAACGGTGTCACCTGGTAAACTAGATTGCCTAACAGCTAGAAAAACAATCCTCTCTCCTCTTGCTGAGTTAGGCAAGACCTGCACCTGAAAGTTATTACAAGGTGTTGAGTACACAGTGACGGCGGATCCAAGCGCTCCAGTTGTCGTGTTAATTGATCTGACTTTAATTCCATAAGCGCCTTCGCCACAATACGCTATATAAGATCCTACGCTGGTAGTAAAGAATTGAACATTAAAGCCTTGCTCAATTAAGGCGTCGTCAACAATGACATTACCCGTAGAATTCTCAATAAATGTGTACCTTATCTCTTGCGTATTATCGACGTAATAAGCATGGATTGTAAAGTTAGCAAAGCGTCTTGAATTTGCAGCGTAATTAGTCCTAGATCCGCTCGCCACGACAGTCGTGCTGACCTCAGCAGGAGCAAACCATCCCTTCTGCACCCAAGTGTCTGCATTGTCATTGTACGAATAGAAGGCACCTTTATTTTGTAATAAAAGCTGATTACCAAGAGATGAAATACCGTTAAAAATGCTCGTTGTGCCGATTGTTTGTGGATTCGAAAAGTTTGTTGAAACCGTTTGAGGCAATAAGGTTGTCCCCAACCTTTTTTCAATTTGCTTTTCTTTGTTCCAAACAAAATCAATAAGCTCTTCAAATTCGTTTGGTTTACCAGACTGGTCATTCGTTGCCGTGTCTAGTCCGAGGCCCATATTGATTGAAATTGTTTGTTTTTCTAGCATCAATACACCCACAAGTTAACAACGCACACAGCGCTGGAATTAAGGCCAACAAAACGTCTTGAATCAGTTGGATTGAAATCATAGATGTCTGCGGCAGATGATCTTTTAGTTATTATGACACCCTCATATGGCCTATTTAAGCCATGGGGAATCTCATTATTGCCAACAGCCAAAGACACGTCATTTACGGCAACGCCATTAATAATTGGATTGGATGAAAACTGATTGACCTTGTTTAAAATATTATCTTGCAGTCTTTGTAAGTCTGCATTGTTGCTAATTATAGGTGCTATTTTCCCAGCACTCATTAAGACCTCGGCAAGAAGAAAAGACGTCCATTTAAGTCTGTAACGTCTGCAATCCTTTCAGGCTCTACATCTCTATTTGCCGCCATCGCTTCAATTCTGTCTTTTAATTGTTGCTTAATTAAGAGTAACACTTGTGTGTCAGACTCTTCTTTCACTAAAGCTTTTATTGCTGCGTCAACTACAATATACTCTTCAAAATCTAAAACGTCACCAGCTTGATCCGTTCCATTGACAAGTTTGGTGAATCTTGGAATGTACCAAAGTCTATATGTACCACTGGCGTTATTTTCTGGCAGAATTAACAGTGTTTGTCCCATTACTCTGTATTGCTTTTCAAACTGTCCTCGGACCGTTCTTAGGGTCACATTGTCAATTCTATTTCTTTCTGCAAAGTTAAACCTTCTAATCGTTGCCCAATCTCCAGGGCCTAGCTGGAAGTCAACGCCACGCACTTTGTAAAAATCTGATGGCAATGCCTGAGAGTTACCAGAGGTTATCGTAAAAGTTGTGGTTTTAGAGTAATAGTCTTCAAACCGACTCACTAAAATGTCATAAAGCTCTGCATACGAAGAATTAATGTACGACGTCCACTCCGAATCCGGAATGAACGTCGAATTAACCATATCTGCTCGTTGCCTTGCGGCTAAGATCAGCTCGGTAAGCGTCATTAGTCCTCCTCGGACATCTCTTGTTCGGCGTCAAGAATAGTCAACATTTCACGCATTGCCGAGGCAAGCATTTTTTTGTCTTTCTTCTCAAAAGCCGTGAGTATTTTTTCAGCTGAAGCATCAAGAGCAGGGCTAAGGTCTTGCTCGACCTTAGGCCCCTCTTTCATTTCACCTGACTCCGAGGTAATAATGACAGACGCAATTTTTTTAGGGTCTGGCATCATTCCCAACATAGCTACACCGTTGATCCTTTAAGCTCCAGTTTCAAAACAACATTGCAGCCGTTTGCTAGATCGGTAGCTGCAAAAGAGCCGTTAAGAAACTGAACAGTCACGGTTTTTGCTCCTGACACATCCTGCGCTCGTACCACAAAAGCAGCACCAGAAGCAGGTGAACCAGACGCAAAAGTAACTGTTGGATAAACGCCATACAGGTCAACGTACTTGTCATTTAAAGTAACAAGGTACTCGCCAGCATTGGTCGTTCTTACAACTGAAGCAATTCCTTTAGACTTAGCCGCATCAATCGTTGCAACGCCAGAGGCGCCGACAGCGAATTTGCAGTAAAGATCAACAGGCTTTTTTTCTAGCGCATATCTAAATTGTGTAAACATTCTATTCATAAAATCCCCTTGAGGTGTGGGTTTTAAACAGAGGCTGGCCCCCCAGCCCCTGAGTTGTCTAAATTAGACAGTGATGTGGATGTTGTGACCTGGAGCTCGGCAGCCTACGTTACCGTAGAAACCATATCGAACTTCGACGCCATCAGCAGATGCTTGGCGAAGCATTTGCAATCCGTCTGTGTCGATTACTCGTACAGCCTCACCCAAAGAGTACAGTTTCCACATATCCAGTGACAAACCAAACACCTTATTTGAAGGGCAGTTTTGATCTGGAACAACCTTGATCGGTCCGCGAGGTCCGTTGATTAAGATTCCTCGGAATCCAACATCGGCTGTAACCTTCATGTCAACGTACTGTACTTTTGAACCCAATGACTTTTCGAGTTCAGCATATTTTGCGTAGTTCATGAAGAAGTGGTCAATTTTACCACCTTCACGAGCAACCAAAGATGCTCCATCAATCAAAGCCTCTTCAATCGGAGCGCCAACAGCAGACAATCTTTGACCGTACAGCCTAGAGTCCACAGATCGGTCAACACCGAAGAAAGGTGTAGGAGTAGGAGCGGATGCTGGAATCCACGCCTCAAGACCGGCAATTTTTGTCAAAGTTGAACCGGAGTGATCCCCTCTAACAAAGATAATGTCGCCAGCGGCAATTGTAGGAATACCGTTCGCAGCGTCATTGACGTTAAAGCCGAAAGTCAAAACGCCTGTTGATCTGTTTACACCAGTGATAATTAAACCGTTGCCAGATGTTCCGAAAGCTCTTGATGCACCAGTTACAGTTGGAGCAACTTCAAGCTCCATTCCAACTTCAAAGTTAGTTACTGAATCAATGTCAGCAAGCTCTAAAGTTGTACCAGTAACAGGAGAACCAGCTTTAATTTGCCCAATTTCTCCGTAACCTTGGCGGTACATTGCTGTTGCGATTGATCGAGTCAAGGACATGATTGCCCCGTCAATTTCAACAGTAGCAGCTTCCATAAAGGCATTAGCGTCACCTTTTGAAGCTTCTAATGTCTCATTGTCGATTGTAGCAATTGAGTAATCTTTAACTCGAGTTAGCAAGAAATCATCTAACTTAGAGTTAGTGACTGCGCCACGAGCTTGAGCTCTTGCAAAAGCCGCTGAGCGCCCCTGAGGATTACCCCAGATAGTTACGATTGGCAAGTTGCGCCCACCGAAAGCGGTGTACTTAGGAATCAGGGCAAACAAAGGATTGTCTTTGTAAACCATGCTGATAATTGTTTCTGATGAATAATGCTGCTTTAAGGCCGCATCAAACGAAGTTAAATCTAAAGCCATAAGGCCCCCTTTTATATTTTGTTGGTTAAATTATTTTTAAATCGCCAAAAATATCTGGGGCTTGAATATGTCTTTATGTCCAGCGCAGCAGTTTTGCGGCTTCAGCCTTTGATTCTTCAATCGTCCGTGGCTTCGGCCTTGGTGCAGTTTGCTGAGGGACAACAGAGCCACTTAGCGTCGCACTCGGTCCTTGAGTCTTCGCAGGCTCTGTGGCGGCTTCTATTTGTTGACCAAACAAGGCTGAAACCTTTTTCACGCCTTTTAGCTTTTGAAGTTCATTAAACAAATGCGTTTCTACCATTTGTGCAGCCTTATCCATGTCAAGGATCTCTGCCGTCCCTGTCTCTTGCAGAGTCTTGTCATAGTGCTGGGCAATGACCTCAAAAACCACTCCATAAGCGCCTTGAGCATTAATAAGTTCATACTCATCGGCCTTAGTCTTAATGTGATTCTCAAGATTAACTTTAAATTTGTCAATAGCTTCTTGCTCACGAGCTAGGCGCTCCCTTTCTTCTTTTTCTTGTTCGGCTTTGATTCGGGCTTCTAGCTTTTTTTCAAGCTCTAGGATTTTGTCTTCAGCAGATGGCGGTTCTCCGTCTTTAGCCGCAAGCTCTAAAATCTGATTAAGCTCAAGACCTTCTTCTTTTAAGAATTGGTACGGATTCTGTTTCTTAAGGTCTAGCCTTTTCTTGTAGGCCTCGACCTCGGCCTGGATTGCCTTAAGCTTTTGTTTTTCTTCCCAGATTTTCTTTTGCTCTCTGGTGAGTGCGGCAAATTTTTCTGAGAAGTCGTCGGCTGGCTTTGCGGGCTCTGGCTTGGGACTTTCTGTTGTGATTCCAGTAGTTTGTCCAGAATTAACAATATCTGCTGCTTGCTGGGCATCGGTCTTCACCTCTGCTTGTTGTGATTGAGCCGTTGTCTGTGGCGTTGTACTAACTATTTGTTGCATTTTATCTCCTTGGTTATGCAATTGGTAACAGTTCGGAAGTTGGTGCAGCTTCAGGATTAGCTATTGGCTCCATAGGTGCCATTTGTTCCACTGGTGCTGATTGTGGCGCCGCCATCTGCTGGGCTTCTACAGCTCCCTGCTGCGCCAGCATTAAAAGCCCCTGACAATCGTCGATGAATCTTCTCATAAGCTCAAGCTTGTCTTCTGGGACACCTGTAAGTTTTGCCTCTAAGTATTTCTGCTGCGCCAGACTTTGGGCTAGGCTCAAGTTCATGTATGGCTCTGGAGACTCATAAACTCCGTCTTCAAGCATTTTATTTAGAATTTTGAGCACGATCTTTCTTGGGGCAAGCATCATGCTATTGGCAGATTGGATGTCTGGGAAGTCTAAAAGATCCATGCCAGTCTCTTTGTCATAGAATCCAGCTTGAATCATTTCAACAACAGTCTGAAGTTTGGCTGTTGGCTGAGTCGGCAGCAGGCTCGCTGGGAATACCTTCATGACAAACTGGTCATCATCGAGGTCTATATCTCTCCATCTTACAACCTTCATTTCGCCGTCTTGAGCTACCTTTACTTTTACCCCTCCCTCAATTTGCTCATCGAGCTCTTTGGTCATCTCTATGACAATCTTTGCAGATTCAAGGAATGACTGCTCATACCTTTGCCCAGTAACTTGAAAGCGCTCTGACTCTATATCCTGAAACTCACGAAGAGCACGACCTGAGTCTAGGCCTGAAGGCTTCTTACTCTGAGCCGATAACTGAGAAATACCGACGATCTCAAATGCTTTTTGATAAAGACTTGATAGGTGAGCGTAAACATCTGGGCTCATGGCTGCTGGAGTAATAAACTGCGGAGGAACAGCACCAGACCATCTCACAATCGAAGCAATATCATTATTAAGAGCATTTAGATTTACTTGAGAGCTATTTTCAACCAATACACGAGGAACAGCTTGAAGGTGCATGGCTAATTGGATGTTTCTTAGTATCTTATTAATTTCAATCTGAATTCCAGTAAGCTCCTCGGCAATTCCCATACCCCAGAAGCCAAGAAGTCTATGAGACCAGCGATCAAACACAAATGGGAACCAGTCTTGTTTGTAGTCTTCGAATACTAAAGTTGCGTCCTCAATAATCAAAGCGTGCTTCCCGTCAGTTGCGCCATGCACTGAAGGCAAGTGCCATGCCTCAATAACTCTAACCATGTCTTTAAGTCTGTCAGAGCTAAATGATCCAACTCTTAGTCCAGTACCAGACCTGTCGATAGCATCATGATATTTTTGTGGGAAAATATTTTTAAGAACCTCTTTGGAGACAAGGCGTCTTTGGTACAATGTTTGTGGCTTGGCATAAATACCTTCTGCATCATCAATTA